ACCTACCTTCTTTTTAGGGGCAGCTTTTCTCTTTGTGGCCGTGGCCACTTTCTTTTTTACTGTACTCATTGGATTTGACCTTTAGTTAGTTATTTAAAGAGTGGGGGGAAAGAAAGTCACGCTACCTTTCCGCCCACTCGAAGTTTAGCTTTAGGCATTTTTTGTCTCGTAAAGCTACAAATCAGACATTCATTTATTAATCAAGATCTGATAAATCTACAGTCCCAGTTGTCTTTTCTTCAAAAGCTTTTTCTACTTTCTTGATTGACTGAGCCTCGGTTAGGGGCTCTAACTGTTCGCCTGTGTCAGCAATTGCAACATCAAAACTATGGGCATCTTTACCGTTAAACTTGTGACCTTTCTTGGATACTTTATCCATACCAAGATATGTCACTTGAACAATAGTTCCTATTGTCACGCTGGACATTGCCCATTCAAGATGTCCTGCCCCAAACAGATTGATAACTGGGCCGTCATCTAGAGGTTTAATCTGCCAGTCGTTATTGTCTGCGTTGTACTTGTTTGGACTGCTAGAGATAACCTTTCCAGTAGCAATGACTGTATTGGGTTCTGTCTCTTTGTAGTTAATGTATTTCTTATTGGTTACACTTGTGAACTTCATAATCTTTCCTCTTTAATATATATAATCATTATTGATTAATCTTTAGTATTTAGTCTTTAAAATATTTGCTAAATTTCTTATACTCTTCTGTGGATCTAGAGTCAATATACATTTTATTCTTACACTCTGGGCCCCAGGTATCTAAGTCCAATCTTATTAAATTAAATGCCTGTACCTTTTGCTGCCCTTCAAAGTACCAGGCAAATGCCTGCCTCATGCAACTCTTAAATAGCTCTAAGCAAGCTTTCTCTTCATCATAGTCATACTCAATATAAAGGGCATCATGTAAAGGTATAATTACTACAAGTCCAGCATCCTGACATAGCTCTACTGCTTTTCTTAAGATACAAGACCCTACTCCCTGAATAGGCATGTTGCCTACAGATCTTTGATTATCATTATCGCCAAACATCATCCAACCGTCGGGTAAATTGATCTTACCTTCCTCAACATACTCATTTTTAATATTAAATGCCCATGCTGAATACTCTGGGTAGGCAGCATTAAATTTATCAATTAGATCTTGAGCTTCTACTTGAGTATGTTCGACTCCAGTATCTACTGTAAGTTTATTCGCTAACCCTTTAGCTCCCATACCGTAACTAATAGCTAGCACTGTAGCTTTGAATCTGTCTCTTTGTAGCTTATGACTTTCCTTAGTAGCATTTTGTGGTACAGATCCAGCAAGTTTGGCAAATGCAAGGTACACATCCCCAGATGCGTATGATTTAATCATGTTTTGATCTTTAGAAACAAGAGCAGATATTAAAAACTCCTCTGAGACATAATCAATAGAGGCTATTGCTTTACCGGGTTTAGGTTCGACAAGAGATCTCATCCAGGCAGCTTTTAGATGGATGAATCCCAGAGCTTTGGGTTGATACCTGGCACTTTGAGCTCCATAAGCATTAAGGTATGGATGGGCCCTATCATCTGATCCATAGTATGAGAAAAATGTATCTTTATTCTTAGCAGTCACACTCTTGGGTTTAAATCCATTCAGTGATTGTTGAAGCTTAAGATACCTTAAGAATTGAGCAGGAAAGTTACCTCTTGGAAATTCATGTCTAAAAGAGAAGTGCTTCTCCCAGGCATCAAGGGCTAGGGAGTAGTCTTTACTCGCTGTCTTTACCCATTTATTTTTATATTCCGAGGATTCAATCCATTCCTTAATAGGTTTTTGAAATAGAGCATACTTCTCTTCTTTCTTTTTCCATTTAAATATCTCCATGTCAGGAAACTGTTTGTTAATATCCTCTTGAACGTCCTGTATTATTTTAGGAATGTTTCTAGTAAAGGCAGTTACCTTTTGTCGGCTAACTGGGTAACCAATTGAAGCAATGAGAGCCGCTCTTGCAACGGACTCCCCTCTATAGAGTTGTTGTACGTGGAGACTTTGTAGCTCCCTTTTAGAAAGTAACCTTTTGAAGTGTTTGATCTGAGCGTTGTATATATCTTCAAGATCTTTAATATCACCCAATCCATAGTCAAGAATACTTTGTTTATCCTCATCGGAGTATACATTTGTCTTTAATATAAGATCTCGCATCTTATTCTTGTTTGTGTAATCACTAGTAGTAAACTTTCCAAGAAGTTTATATGTGCCTGCTAAAAGATTAGTCGGAGTCCTATCGTGTCTACGCTTGTCCTTATCATCTCCGTATTCTTTTCTATATGTTTTAAGTATCCTGCCATCAATGACCTGCTTACCATAGCCGAGCAGATCATTATGATTAGTGAGCATACGGTACTCAACATTAAGATCAATGCAAGGGAAGGTGATTGGATTAATACCTAGTGCTATTAATGACTGGCCTTCAGCATTATACGACCAACATCTTATAGTATATCCTAGGTCTCTATAGTGTAGAAGTATCTTTTTAAGTGCTGCTTTTTTCTTTGGATCATTATGTAACCAGATAGATCTTTGGTTCTCTCCATCGCTAAAGGCAACTGATACCAAGTCCAGTATTGCTTCATTAGTCCCTTTATATTCAAAATCTATATCTAGCCACTTTTGTTTAGGCATAGGTAGCCTCAAAAATACTAGCCTGATAGCATCCTACATATCCTGGAATATCTCTCCACTCTTTCATAATCACTCCAAAGGTTTAAGTATCAGGTCATTGTCTACTGCATCATGTTCTATAGTGCAAACAGGTTTCCCATTCCATGTAAAATTTTTAAAGAAGTCTGTAAATGTTTGTAGTCTAGGGAAATATTCCCCTCTATTACCTGTACGATGTTTCTTGTTATACTGAGACTTGGAAAAGATATAGCTTACTTCCTCTCCCTCTTCTAATTGATTTATGAGCTCATCGTAGTAATGAAAGCTAGTAGCTCTAACCACTTGCTCAAAGGTTGGACCATGATACACAGCATCAGGGGCATACTTATAGTCTTTGAAGTTATTAAGGACCCAGTGACCTAGATTAGCTACAAAAGCAGGGTCATTAGTCATACGAGACTTATAGTCCTGCATAAACTCTAATCCAAACTCTTCTATAATGTGCCTACCTGAGTCCTCCAGGAAGTAATGCCTTCTATTAGTAGGCTCAGTATAGATATCTCCTATCTCATTACTCGCTGCAAAGAAGCTAATAGTATTAGGGATTGTCATTGAAGCTTTACCCTTTGGATTGATGTAGAGCATGTCCTCTACGAACTGTTTCTCTATAGCTACCTGGCTCTTTACAAGTCTATGTTCATCAAGAAAAACCATTCTCTTATTGAGGAAGGCATCTTTATGTGGGGAGGCCATGAAGTTCTTATCAGTATAAGAAGTATTCTCCATTCCTACTAAATTACCTGGAATAAATCCCATTACTGTAGACTTCCCAGTACCTTCTCTCTTATGGACCAACATAGGGATATTCTTATTTCGATCATTCATCATATGGTACAGCGCACAGAAGTATCTCTCCCTCATCTCTGCGTTAGCAAACCTGGAGAAAATCATTCTTTGGTGCTCTTTAAATAGGTCCTCTTTCTTATTCTCCTCAAAAGTCCAGCGCGGAGGAAGATAACTATTAACCTGGGGAAATTTCTTAGGTCCAGTATTATATGTGATATATCCATCAAGCTCTAAAGGTTTAACCGAATACTTTACAATAAAAGGGTCAATCTCTTTCTTAACCATTTCCCACTCTTTTTGATTAAAAAAGCTTTTATACACAGAAAAATCTACAGGACTAATCAATCTTGTGTCGCTATGCAGTAGATAGTTTTGCCCTGAAAGGACATCTTGAATTGGAATGTGCGAATCTACAATTTCTTCTAACGCTTGGCTAACTGGAGGCAAAATGACCTCTTCCTGCACTTCTTCAATGGAATAAAATAGTTCGGAGATTATTTTGTCATATGCTTCAGGTTCGTCAATTTGCATCAACCTATACTTTGTAGCCTCTGGATGATTTGCGTCCTTTAGAAAGCCTGTTAAGCCCTTCTTAAACCTACCTTCTGGGTAGGGGACATTGTTATATATAACCTTGTTACCTTTCCTAACTAACTTCAACTGATCTACTATATTCATAGCTGCGTATACTCCTAGTATATATAAGATTAAAGATTTACATTTATTAACCTAACTTTTTTCTTTTTTCTGAAAAAAAATTTATCCGATATAACCTAAAAGCGATCTTTGATCTTTTCTTTCATAGCATTGAGTCATAGATAGCTCTACATTACTCTGCGCAATAAAGATAAGATTGAATAAAATTGATTGCTCCAAAAGGTCTCCTAAGTGTTACCTGTAAGATCAAGATTATGATAATGATAAGAGTCAGTCAATAAAGAATTGGGCACTAGGAATAATTGGGTTAAACATTAGGAGAGATTTTACCCTCTCCCTCTGTCTACAGTGTAACTCTAAGGTCAATTAGAATTGTCCAGAAAGGACAACTCACAGTACCTTTTATATTTACAAAGCACAATCCATAAACTTTACTATATCTTATATGGATATTCTTAAACATCTAGATAATAAGACTAAGAATCGAATCATTGGGGCCTTACGCCAAGAGTTTAAGTACTCTCCTCTGTATCAAGAGGCTAAGAGGCGTTACCGTGTCGAGAAGCATGAGGGTAAGTTTAAGAATGGCCGTGATAAGTATGGAGTATATTATAGATGTGCCATGTGTAAGGAACTATTTAAAGATAAGCAAATTCAGATAGACCATAAGATCCCAATAGGTCCTCAAGGTTATAGTCTAGACGGTTGGTTACGCAGGGCGTGGTGTATAGATACTGGGGGAGCAGATAATCTCCAAGCTCTATGCAAAGAAAAATGTCACAAAGCTAAGACTATTCAAGATAAAAAGAATATATGACACTTTAATAATGACTCATGTCCTAAGGCTAAGGCTAAGAATAAGACTAAAAAGTTTAATCCTCGCAAGCGTTGACAAGCCTTAAAGAACAAATGAGAATGAAGAATCGTTAGTGACGAAAATGAAAAGGAAGCTTTGTGAGCGAGATAAAATCTAAAGAGATTAAGATGGTCCCTATCGATCAATTAGTCGAGAACCCCAAAAACGCAAATATTCATTCTGAGGAACAAATTCAGAGACTCGCTAAGATTATCGATTTTCAGGGCTTCAGAGTACCCTTAACGGTCTCCAATCGCTCAGGCTTTGTAATGGCCGGTCATGGTAGAATAGAAGCGGCCAAGGTGCTAGGAATGGCTGAGCTGCCAGTTATCTTTCAAGACTTCGATAACGAGGCGCAAGAATATGCTTATCTTGTATCTGATAACGAGATAGCACGGTGGGCTAAGTTAGACGTTGATAAATTCGGCTTAGATATTCAAGATTTTGAAATAGATATAGAACTTTTAGGTATTGAGGACTATGAAGCTGTAGAGATTGAGGTACTAGAACCACAATGCGACGAGGACGACGTACCAGAGCTAAAAGAAGATCCGGTTACTAAGCGTGGCGATGTTTGGTTACTAGGAGATCATAGATTACTTTGTGGTGACTCGACAATGATTGACGATGTTGAGAAGTTAATGAATGGCGAAAAAGCTGACATGGTTTTTACTGATCCGCCGTATGGGATGAATCTAGATGCTGACTATTCAACAATGCCAGAAGCTACCAGTGGGACAAAGCCTAAAAAATGGGACAATATAAAGGGTGACCACGATGACTTTAGTTCTGAATTAATTAATACAATATTTGCAAATTTTGATTACTGTGAAGATATATTTATATGCGGAGCAGATTACTTTTGTGAGGTATTCCCTGATAAGAATACAGGGTCATGGATAGTTTGGGATAAGAGAGTTACGGAAAATTTTGACAGAATGATCGGCAGTGCATTCGAGTTGATTTGGTCAAAGAAGAAGAGAAAAAGAGAGATAGCTAGAATTAATAATACTTTATATTCAGGGGAAACTGATGCTAAAAATAAGGTACACCCAACCCAAAAACCATTAAAGCTTTACGATTGGATATTTGAAAGAGCGTCGGGACATAAGTTTGTTGCCGATTTATTCTTAGGCTCAGGCTCAACATTAATAGCCTGCGAAAAAACAAATAGAAAATGTTACGGTATGGAGTTAGACCCTATGTACGTTGATGTAATCATAAATAGATGGCAAAACTACACAGGCAAGAAGGCTGTGTTAGAATCAAATAATAAAACTTACGAAGAGTTAAAAAATGGCAAAGAAAAAAAGCAAAGCTAAGAGTAAAGTAATGGGTCGGCCAGTTAAAAAGCTCGAGGACCTATCGATAGACGGCTGGACACTTCTAAATTCACTAATAATCTGGTCTGCTCACTCAGAGTACATAGCTGATCAACTAGGCATTTCAGAAGACACTTTGTCCAAAAGGATAAAAGAGAAGCATGGAGTCACTTTTACGGAGTACCGCAATAAACAAAAAGAAAAGATAAGAATTAACCTAGCTAAGAAGCAATACGACGTTGCAATCTCTGGAAATCCAACCATGCTAATCTGGCTTGGTAAAAATGAGCTCGGTCAAGCCGATAAGAATGAGATCGAACAAACTAATAAAAACATTGAGATTCATATAAGTGAAGACGACAGTAATCTCTGAGTTTAAAAAAACAGTAAAGCAATGTCAGGCCATTCTTCTACTAGCCTGTGACGCTGTAAATATAATGCTCTACGGCGGCAGCCGCTCGGGCAAGAGCTTTATAATTATCTACGCTATTATCGTTAGGGCCTGCAAAGAAAAGTCTCGTCACGTTATTCTAAGAGAAAAATTCAATCATGCTAAAAACTCCATATGGAGAGAGACACTACCCAAGGTTCTTGATCTATGCTTCCCAGAATTACAATATGAGGCCAATAGATCAGATTTTTTCCTAACCCTGTCTAACGGGTCGGAAATTTGGGTCGGAGGCTTAGACTCAAAGGAGCGTACGGAGAAGATACTAGGTAAAGAATACTCAAGCATTTTCTTTAACGAATGTTCCCAGCTTATGTATGAGTCGGTCGTCGTTGCTCTAACTCGTTTAGCTGAGAAGAATGGGTTAAAGAAAAAGGCCTATTACGATGAGAACCCACCGTCTAAAGCTCACTGGTCTTATTGGCTATTTATAAGGGGCCTAAACCCCCTAGACAACGAACCCGTAAAGAACCCTGAAAATTATAAATCAATGATCATGAACCCCACAGATAATTTGATCAACATCGACGAGAACTATTTAGAGCTCCTTGAGTCAATGCCCGAGAAGCAAAGAAAACGGTTTATGGAGGGCATATTTGTAGACGCTGACGATGGCATGGCCTACTACGAATTTAAGAGAGATGAGCACGTCCAGGAGATACACATGGACAATAAAATAGGGAGAGTCATGATTGGTATGGATTTTAACGTCCAGCCCATGACCTCTACAATAGGTTACTTTACCGATAAAATCTTCTATGTAACTAACGAGGCGTTTCTCGAGAACTCCGATACTCCCAAGATGTGCAACGAGCTTAAGCGTTTGGATGTATCTCATGGCCTAGTCTACCCCGATAGTACAGGGCGTAATAGAAAGACCACAGGTAAGTCAGACTTTAAAGTCTTAGAAGACGAGGGCTTTACAATCGTTGGAACTAGAAACCCTTTCGTTTCAGATAGAGTTATAAATATCAATCGATTACTAAAAGACAACAGAATTATAATAGATCCTAAATGCAAGAAGCTTATTAACGACCTAGAAAAAGTTTCTTGGAAAAACAATGAGCTAGATAAAAAAAGCGACCCAATGCTTACTCACATATCAGATGCACTCGGATATTGGTGCTGGTCGCTTGACAACATCGTATACAACAGTAGAAAATCATCTACAAAACAACTATAAATGGAGATAAAATGTCTAAAGATACAAAAGTAACTAAAGCTCGACCAGTTCAAGAGAAAGTCGAAGTACCAAGATCAGAAGTTGAGACAAAAGAATTTACGAACGAAGAAAAAGAAGTTCTTAACGGTCTTAAAGCACGCCATGCTGTGATTACTAAAGATCCAATGCAAGATAATCTTCCGTTTAAAGAGTTTGCCTTTACTAAACTTAACTACTTAATTAAATCAGATCTTAAGAACGTTTCAAGATCTGAAGACGAGACACCTAGAAAGCTAGAAGAATCTCAAAAAATCATGATTGCTGAAATGGCAAAGAAATACGTTAAAGATATTGAAGTTCTAAGCTCAATCGTTGAGAAGTTGTAATGCTACTAAGAGAGCGTATAAGCGAGATACTTGACTATATAAACGGATATGATTCTTACTTAGATCATAACAAAAAGCTTCTAGATATCCATCAAGGTAACTTAAGACCTTACGTTGAGAAAGATCTAGAGAGCTGTTTAAGTAAAGAATATTACGCCAAGATGAAAGATCGATTAATTATCATTAATATTCTTCAACGCTTTATAGACAAAGTTTCAAAAGTCTACGCTCTCACTCCTATGAGAACTGTAAAAAAAACAAGTGCTTCAGACGAGAAGCTCTTAGAGTTCTACGAGAATAAGTTCGACATGAACGTCAACATGAATGACGCGGACGAGTATGCCAATTTATTCAAGGGTTACTTATTAGATCCCTATATAGACGAGAACGAACCACAGCTAAGAGTCTCTCCTTTCGATAGATTCCTAGTTAAATCTGACTCATCTAAAAACCCTTTAAAGACTGATTTACTCATTAAGTTCATGGGCGAGAAAGCTGTTAAGGTCGAAGACAAGCGTCAAAGATTAGGTTATCGAACAGAGATGAGAGAAGTCTTTTATCTCTATACCGATGAAGAATTTCTAGCTATTGACGATAGAGGCGACATTTACGAAGAAGGTATGCGAGATCAAGATGGAACTAATATCTTTGGTATTATCCCCGCTTTCTATGGCTTTAGATCTAGAATCGATCTAATACCAAGACAAGACACCGATCTTCTAGGTATTACAAAAATCATTCCTGTACTGCTCTCTGATTTATCAGGCGCGGTTCTCTTTCAATGCTTTTCGATAATGTACGGCGTTGACGTTGACGCAGAAAATCTAGTTATGAGTCCTAACGCTTTTTGGTCTTTTAAATCAGATCCTACAAGTGATAGACAACCGACAGTAGGCGTCATAAAGCCCGAAGCCGATATTGATAAAGTTCTTAACTTTATTATGCAAGTCTTTACTCTCTGGTTAGAAAGCAAAGGCATTAAAATAGGCGCGGTCGGTCAAATGGACGGTGCTAACGCAGCGAACGGTATATCTAAGATCATTGATGAAATGGATACTACTGAGCTTAAAAAGTTAAACATCAAAGCTTTTAAACGCGATGAAGAAAGATTCTGGCAAGTTCTAAAGTCTATTCATAATACTTGGGTTACTCAAGGGCTACTTACAGGTCATCCTAAGTTCTCAGAAGCTTTTGAAGTAGGGATCGATTTCGATGAACCTGTCGTAGTAACTGATAGAGAGAAAGAAGTTAGAACCGTATCGCTTGAAGTAGACGCAGGGTTCCTGTATCCTGAAAAGGCAATAAGGAAATTGTATCCAGATGCTGAAGAGGACGAAATTGCAAAGCATCTAGAGTTTTACGAGCAAGGAGCTAATGTAGATGGCGAAATGGCAGAAGACGACGATACCAATATCGAAGAAGTATAGCCCTACAGAACGTAAAGCAATAGCTCAAGAAGTTATAGAGTTTATTAGAGATAGAACTAGTAAAGGTAAAGATAAAAACAATCAATCATTTAAAGGATACTCCAAAGGCTATAAATCTTCTCTAGATTTTAAGCTTGGGGGTAAAAGCTCTAAAGTAAACTTACGTTTAACTAATGAAATGATGAGTGAGCTAGATCTAATAAGTCATAAAAATGGTTCGTTATTAATCGGATACGATAAAGCAGATAGTAATCTTAACGGTAAAGTAGAGGGTAATCGTCTGGGTACCTATGGGAATAAACGCCCAGTAACTAGAGGTCGTGACTTTCTAGGGATTGCTAAAAAAGACTTAGATAAAATCCTAAAGAAGTACCCCACTAGTGGTGAGGGCCTAGGTAAACGAGCACTAGAGATTTTAAAAGCCTCTAGGGCCTCAGAAGAAATAGTCGCAGGAGTAGTGACCGAGATACTTGATGAAGTCTAAACAATCAAAAAGAAACCGAACCCTATTAAATAATACCTCTAAGGAAATAGAGCGGATAGTTGACAAGTTTAAGAGCAATAGAGGAGAGATGAATAGCCTGGGCAATAAGATTCTAAAGCAGATACAGGTAAGAACTCGCTTAGGTTTCGGCGTTGCAAAAGGCAACAGGAAAGTAAGGCTTGCAAAACTTAGTAACTCCTACAAAGATACGCGTAAAGGTAAGATCCGCTTCTTTACGACCAAAACAGGTCAGGTAATAAGAATAAGTAACAAGAAAGCCATAAGACCTAAGGGTTTAAGCAGGGGAACCACGGCAAGCAAGTCTAACTTAACAGCGACGGGGCTTATGCTTAATTCATTGACAGCTAAAGTCGCAGGTCGCAGAATATTCATAACGTTGGAAAATAAAAAAGGGAAAGATATATTCGGAACACCCTCAAAAACGAGCACTAACGCTAAAGCTGGCTACCAGGCGAATCAAGGTAGACGCTTCTTAGACTTGGCATCGTTTGAAGTAAAAATGTTCAAACAAATAGTAACAAAAAAACTAATAGCGCTAGGCGCAAAAATGCTTAAAAAATTATAAGGGAGAAAAAAATGAGTGAGGTTAGTGACCAAACTAAAGACGATCAAGTTAGTGACGAGATTGTAGATCCAAAGACCGAAGATAGTGTTAAATATGACACTTTCCAACGAGTCCTAAGACAGAAAAAGTCTTTAGAGGAAAAGTTGTCAGCTTATGAAAAGACTCTTGAAGAGATCAAGATGAAAGATGAAGCGGATCAACAAGAATCTCTAAAGAAGCAACAAAAGTTTGAAGAGCTGTCGAAAGACCTTGAATCAAAGCTTGAACACGAGCGTAAAGAAAAAGAGACCTTTAAAAAGTCTTGGCTAGACACTCACAAGCTTCAGGCCGTTTTAGATAAGCTACCAAGCAAGCCAAAGAGACAAGAGTATTTAAGTTTTATCGATATTGATAAAATTGAAATAGATCCTGAGACTGGTATCGTTGCTGAGAGTGTAGAAGAGGTAGCTAATAGCTTTCTAGAAAACTACGGGGATCTCCTTCAAAAGTCGGGTAAAAATCTTCCAGACGATGCACCTAGCAGCAAACAAAAACTAACGCACGAAGCTTGGTTGAAACTTCCTTTATCGGAAAAGAAAACTAGGCTTAAAGACGTAATTTAAGGAGAAAAAATGTCGACAACTAATTTAAGTGATGTAAACGAACAAATACAAAAATTTTGGTCACCAATGTTCATGGACGAGTTAATGGAAAGTGTTTTACTTCCATCACTTGTTAATAAAGATTATGAAGGTTCTATCGCTAAAGGCGGGGATACTGTTTATGTATCTCAAATTAACCGACCTGTAGGTGAAACTAGAACTGTTGGAGTAAATGCTGACACTTTTAATAGTGAGAAGCTAAGTACTTCAAGAGTAGCTATTCAAGCTAATAAGCGTTTTCAAGCTTCTTTTGAGTTTGACGATCTTGTAGATCTTCAATCACAAATTGGCGACCAAAACTCTAAAATTAGAGCTACACTTCTAGAGTCAATGGAAATTCAACTTAATAATTATCTCTATTCTTTAATATCTCCAAGTGCAGCATCGCCAGATCATGTTTTAACAAGTGTAACTGACTTTAATCTAGCTCAGTTAAACATCGTTAGAACTCTTGCAGCCCAAGCACATTGGAGAAAAGACGGATGGTATCTATTAGCTGATCCTCAATACGTTTCTGATATGTTGAACAACAGTACTTTGACCAGTGTAGACTTCGGAGCACAAGACGCGCCAATTATCGGTGGTCAAATGTCACGTCAGAGATTAGGATTTAACATTTTAGAAGACGCCTCTGATGGTATTTTAAGCCTTTCAGGCTCTTCAGCAGATGCGGCTATCGCTTTTCACCCTGACTTTATGCACCTAGTAATGCAAAAACAACCTACTTTTAAGGTTGCTGATCTTACTTCTAATCATCAACACGGTTTCGTTATCGTTGCTGACATGATTGGAGGAGCTGGTCTAGGTATTGACGGGGCCAAGAAGCACATTAGTATTATCAACTCATAATTATGAGCGGTAACTTTGATATTTATAAAAATCTCTTGATCTTGGAAGCCTCAACGGCTTCTGAGCTTCAAGAGAGGCTTAAAAGCATTAGGGTTCCGATTAGGATTTTACAAATATATTCAGATGGAAAAAAGCATTACGCAGCTATAAACACAAATAGAAAATTAGGAGTAAATAATGGCAGTACTAGCAAGTAAAAAAGTAGTTGGCGGCGGGTTCTCAAACGCTGGCGATATTGTAAGAGTAAAGTATGACTTCGCAGCAGATACAGGCGCGGTAGCAGACTATGACGTTCTAGTGGCGGATAAGTCTTGCGTTGTAGAGTTTCTTTTTGCAGATGTTGAGACAGCGGCTACTTCAGATGGTTCTTTAGTTGTCGATCTTGGAAAAGGAGCTGGTGGAGCTCAGTTTTGGTCTAATCAAGCCGTTGCATCTATTACTCTCGATGCTATCTTAGGTCCAGATACAGCAGAGTCTAAATATGTTGAGCTTGCTTCAGGTGAGAAAATCGTATTAGGTCTTGAAGCTGCGGCAGCAACAGCAGGAAAATTTGAAATGGTTTTTAGAATTTATTCTAGATAATTAAAATTGAGTTTGAGGGGTCTCAATCTAAAAAAGCCTCTCGCCATAAAGGAGTTATAATTGGCTAAGACTGGAAATGTAAACACCGATTTCGCTAAGTCAATTATATACTCTCCTGCTAGAGCAGAAGGTACGGCATGATAACAAGAATACTTCACTCAGATAATGGGACAATAGAAGACTGGACCCCCGAAATATCTAAATATAAGTCAGGGGAAAAGACTTTTAGCTATGTGACGGGGGAGGACGCTATTTATTTAGGTTCTCTTTTTCCCTTCAACCACAAATATATTAAACTTGGCGAAACAGTAAACAGTGAAACGGCCACTATGTCCCTAAGATACTGGGATGGTGATGAGTTTGTGAGCGTGGCCGACTTCACGGACGAGACTGCCACGCTTGCGAACTCGGGTTTCCTAACGTGGACTCCTGATCAAGATAAACTTTGGAGCTTAGAAGACACCGAAGATATAACGGAGCTCAACACTATAAAAATTTATAATATGTATTGGCTAAAGATTACGTTCAGCGCGAACTTAACAGCCGCTATTGACCTTTCATGGATAGGTCAAAAGTTTTCCGACGACGATGATCTAGGATCCGAGTACCCTTCGTTAGTTAGAAGCGCGATGCTTACCGCTTATGAAGCCGGTAAAACTACGTGGGAAGAACAGCACGTAAAAGCTGCTGAAATTTTAATAAAAGACCTTATTGAAAACAACGTTGTGGACAATAGGGGTCAAGTCTTAGTGAGAGAGAAGTTCAAGCTAGCGTCGGTTAGTAAGTGCGCCGAGATAGCCCTTAACGGCTTTGGCGACGACTACATAGACGATAAGATAGCTGCTAGGCAAGAGTATAACGCCCGAAAAAAGCTTAGAGTTTACATGATTGATAAGGATGAAAACGCCATTTTAGGCGAATTAGAGTCTAGAACTAGACACGGGTTTCTAAGCCGATGAGTAAAATAACGACAATTTATAATGCACTCTTACCCGTAGTGGCCGCAATCTTTCCTAGTAAAACTAAGATTGCTAACCCCTACGACTTAGAAAGCAATCCTGAAGGCTTCTTGCGAGAAGGTTATGGGGTAAAAATCAACTCTATGGAACCAGAAGAAGGGGAGTTTTGTAAGTATAGATACAACGTAGAGTTCTCAGTCATTATAACTAAAGAAGTTATAAAGACCGATGAGAACGCAACGGTTTTAGAGGTCGCAACACTTGCTTTATTAGAAGATATTAACACAGCACGTTTTAACCTCGACAAAAATCATGAGCTAGGCGTTGGAAATTCAGTGGACCATATAGACGTAGGGTCCAGCACAGGTATAGAATTTATCTCAGGCGATAAATTTAATTTTATTAGTATGGAACTAAACTTTTCGATAAGTACAACAGAAGAACGAGGGTAATATCATGGCAGAAATAAGTAAAGCATCCTTAATTGCAACGAAAAAAGAAACGACAAGTGGGGAACTAATCGCCCCTAGTAGTGGTGCCGACTTTATTCCAGCACGCCCAGGAGCAACAGTTACAGCAGCTTTTGAAGTCATTGAAAGTGACGAGCTTCTAAACAGTATAGGAAAATCAGAGTCTACACTAGGTAAAGAGACACCTAGTATTTCCCACCCAGCTTATTTAAAGCACTCAGGGACAGAAGGTCAAGAACCTGAAGTAGGAGTTATTTACGAATCTTGCTTAGGGGCTAAGACAGTAAACGCCACCGAATACTCTGTGACATCAGGGTCAAGTGTCGGGTCAAGTGCGGCAAGATCAGCTCTTAAAATGGCTTCTAGCAACGAAGATAACTTTGAAGTTGGTCAAGGGGTTCTGATTAAAGACGCAACTAACGGATACAAAATAAGAAATATTTGGGCCATTGATTCAGGCAATGACGAACTTGACCTAAGTTTTAACGTAGACAACGCGCCAGCTTCAGGAGTTGCTCTTGGTAAAGCGGTTACATACAAGCCATCCTCTACAGGGCACCCCTCTTATTCTTATTGGAAATATGAAGGCAATGGCGGAGCTATTTCGGCAATGGCCGGAGCTCAAACAAGTTCAGTAAGTTTCAATTATACAGCCGGTCAAAATGTTGAGGTTGAGTTTTCAGCAGAAGGAACGGGGGCATATTGGAACCCTATTTTAATAACTTCTGCTAATAACAAGATCGATTTTACAGACGATGCTGGTGACGTAGCCGCAACTCTAACTAGTAAAGCTTACAAGACTCCTTTGGATTTAGCCGACGAGATTGCAACTAAAATGACATCGGCTTCAGTCGGATCAGGCGACGATACTATCTCTTGTACGTATAGCTCGACAACCGGGAAGTTCACGATACTAACTGACGGGTCAACTTTAGAGCTTCTATGGGAGTCCGGGACTAATACAGCATCAAGCGTAGGGACAAGCATAGGCTTTTTAGTCGCCGCAGATGATGATAGTGCTACAACTTACACAAGTGATAATGCAATAAGCTTTGCGGCCGCACTTACTCCTGCCTATGACGCTGTATCTCTAATCGTAGCGAAGAACGTTGAGTTTATGATTGGAACTTTTGACGAGAACATTTGCAGAGAGGCCAGTGCGTTTAGTTTAACAATTGATAGACCTAACGTTGATGTAGATAGCTTCTGTGCTGAGTCAGGCGTAGCTGAAAAGATACCCGAGTCAAGAGCAGTAACAGGGTCAGCAACTCTTTCATTAAAAAGATATGAGTCGGCTTTATTTGATAGACTTAAAGACAACGAAAGTGTTTCGATCGCTATGAATGTTGGACCTAAAACAGGGGCAGGAAATTGGATCGAAGGGAAATGCGTTAATCTCTACGTGCCTCAAGCAAAGATCACAGCCCATAACGTAACAGGTGACACTTACATAACAGTTGAAATAGAGTTCAACGGCTTTGTAAGCTCAAGCCAGGAAGACGTATTTATTAACTTCTTATAAAGGAAAAAATGGAAAAGATAAAATGCGGAAAGCATGGTTATTTTACTTTTAGAAAACCTAATATAGCTGAGGGCATGAGACTAGCCGCTACGGTATTCCCTACAGACGCTGAATATTTGGATTGCTCGAGTATTCCTAATCTCATGGCCGCAAAAACTACAGAAAGAATGGGTTTTTTGATTGATGAAGTAGCTATTAAAATAGATAAAAAAGAAATAACAACCTACGATAAAATGCTCGAGGAGTACGATCTTATCAAGTACATAATTGAAATGGTCGAAACCGTTATGGGTTGCCTAGAGTTAGCTATAAAAAAAAAGAATGGTTAAGAGAAGCCACGGCGTTAGTGGTAAACGGCATTACCACAACAAAGCACTTGGGCGACGTAGCCAGCGACGTTGACTTAAAAGGTATTGAGTCATGTTTTAAAGACATCGTAGAATACGACAACTTTAAAAGGGCTACAAAGATGGGAATAACCTTTGCAGCAAAAGACGTAGAACATTACGACTACTTAAGGTTTAGGGCCATAGAAGATAAAATCTCAGGGATGAAAAATGGCAAATGAGCAATTAATCTACGACTTACTTAAGGGTAAAAATACTCTTAAAGGTGAGTTAACTAAGACTCAAAAACTAGCCTCTCTTTTAGATAAATCAATCTCGGGGACAGCCAGCGGTTTTCTCAATCTTAAGTCGGCCCTCCTTGGTGGGTTCGCTATTGCCGGAATAGGCGTAGCCATTAGTAAATCATTAGAACTCAAAAACTCCTTAATTGGTTTACAATCTGTCGCTAGAAACACGGGTGCGGATGTCTCTGCTATAACTAATGCGGCGAAAGACTTAGCAAAGGATGGACTTGTCCCCCTAACTGACGTTTCAAACTCCCTAAAATCCCTACTAGCCACAGGCTTTAGTGGCGACGAGGCCATAACAGTCTTTAAAGGTCTAAGAGAAGCG